TCCTGCCGATACGCGCGTGGCGAGAGTTTTCTTGTAAGTAAGGGCGCCATCCGGCACATCATCGAACGTGTGCTGATCGGTGTTGAAGTGCTTGTTCAGGGCGAATAAGCGGGAATCGTTGATGCCCGTGCCGAGATTGCCGTCGCCAATCGCCGCCGCGTTGTTGCTCGACATCGGGCCGAAGCGGATGTTGTTGAGCGTGGAGCCGGTATAGTAAAACGCGGAGTCGAAATAGAACTGGATACCGGCACCTACAGCTATCGTTCCGAAAACGGTTCCATTCTGGAGAAAGCGAACATTGGAGCCATCGTAAGTCACAGCAAACGCATCACCCGCTACCCACGTCCCTATCAAAGTGGCTATGCCGTTCGCGATGTAGTAGAGGGTTCCGGTGTTCGCCGCGTGGATTCCGTAGTCGATTGAGGTAAAAGAGGCATCCGTTAGCGGATCGGTATTCAGGCCAAACGCCACATGATCGGTTGCGTGCGGCACCACCGCCGAAGCGAATGCACCGCCGGTGTAACCGTCTTTGCTGTAAACCTGCTCGTTCCAACCCGCTCCTCCAGTCTTAGTCGCGTTATTCCCGCCCAGCGTGATTCCTGCACTCGCTACTAGCACCACGTCTGACGTGGCGTTGGGAACGGGAGAGGCGAAGCGAGTCAAGGTGTCAGCGATATTGTCCTGAGTCTTGTTGGTGACGTCGGCAGTCGCTAAATCCACCGCAGACTTCGTCGCCAGCGCGCCCTGCCCCGCGATAGCGGCCGCAGTATTCGCTGAAGTAACGTCCGCCCCTGCCTGTGCGGGTTTCATCGCATCGATCAGTGTCACCCCGTCCGCATATTTTGCGGCTGCTGTTATTCCGGTGATGAGGTTGTGACTCGCATCGAGCGCAGCGTCGGCCTTGAGCGAGCCAGCCTTTATAGTGGTCGCCGCCGTGCCCGAGACCGCTGCGGTATCAGCACTGGTCCGAGTTTCGGTGACGTTGGCCCCTGCTTCCGCTGGCTTGCGCGCGTCAATTCCCGTCACACCGTCGGCATATGTAACGGCTACCGGAATGGTCGTTCCGGCACTGTTACTTGCCTGTAGCGCGTACCCACCGTCGTCGAATTGCACGATCCGTTTGTGCAGCAGCACCCCGCCGACTGTCGTCACTTCGTCGCGACGCTCCGCGACTACGAAGCGACCCTCGACCGTGATGCCCGTCGCCGTATCGGTGAGAATGAACCGGACAATCTTCTGGTACTGGACATCGCGTGCGATTCCGAGAGAGAGCGGGAACGCCGTCGCATCCCCGGATGAAAGCACGACCTCATTCGCCGTGCCCCACTTGGCTTTGATGACATAGGTGAGATTCGTCCCCCCGCCGCCGGAGCCGGCGACCGCGCTGAACTGGATATTCCAGGTCGTCGAATCGCCTTCGGTATTGAGCGGCGTGATGATCGCGACCGGCGGCGCGGACGTGCCCGAGCCCTCGCGACGGAAGACAGCCGTCACGAGCGCCGACTCGTCGCCCCAGGTGTTGTACGTCAAGTCTCCGACGTAGACCGCGGCGCCGGCCGCGACTACGACACCGGTCGAGATCGAGGGAGGCGTCTGGATGTTGCTCACCGTTCCGGCTTGCGTCTCGGCCAACGTCGGAATGCGATCGGTCCGGACCGTGTAGATATGCTCCACGGTCTTCTTGTCGCCCGTCAGGTTCAGGATCGCCTGGCCAGTCGAATCGAATGACACCGCGATCACGGGAGGGTTCGGGCTCGAGGGGATATTGGGAGCGTAGCCCACATCCCCCGGCGTCGGGTAGAGCGCGGCCGTCGCAACGCCGAATGGCCATTCCTCCGCGGTCACGAGGAACGTAGAGTCGTCCTGCTCCTCGATCCTGGTGATCCGGACCGTCGTCTGGTTCAAGCCCAGATTCAGATCGGTCAGCGTCACCAGATCCATCGGCTCCAGGAGCACGTAGCGGAGCGGGAGCGCGAACTCGTAGATGTTCCGGATATAGACTGATCGCTGGAGTGCCAGCTGGACAACGAAGCGCGCGACGTTTGCGTCCTTGATCTGCGGCGCGTTCATGACCGGCGCGGTCCTAAGTCCCGTCAGCTCGATCGACGCCTGATCCTTCGCTTCCGCGATGTCGATGTTGTAGCTCTTGGCGCGATTCTCGAACTGGAGCTGGATATGGTTGTACGCGTCGGCTTGCGCGACTCGCGTGACCGTGACCGGATCGTCTGAGTCCGAAAGGAAGTCGTCGTCGGTCAGGTTATAGATTGGCGTCACGTTCGGCGTGAACGTCACACCGTTTCCCGTGATGGCGGTGTCGCCGGAAGGAACGATCTTGAGTAAGCCGTCCGACCAGACGAAAGCGCTATTGGCGAGCGCCAGGAGATCGACCATGTGCTGCGCGGCCGATTGCTGTGCCGTGTAGACGGGCGAGAGGAAGATCCCGGCCGCGGTGCAGTAGTCGCGGAACGCTGTGAGATTGCCGAGCTGCGCAGCGGGGAAGAGCGCGCCGTGATTCGGATCGGTCAGGAAATCGGTTACGACGTCCTTCGGGTTCGAGTCCGGGATCGTGGGGTAGTTCCACTGGAGGAACCCGCGCACTTCCCAGTTGAAGTTGGGGAGCGAGCCGCCTTCCTTAAGCGGCCAGGTCGAAGACGCTACGTATGCCGTCAGCTCGTAGGGAACCGCTTCGGCCGGGAAGTTGGTCGTCAAGAAGCCCCACGCCGCCTGCGAGCTCGTGCCCGTGAACACGGTGAGTCCGCCGGGGCCCGTGACCGCGCGCGACTGCCGGTCGTACCAGACGTGGACGATGTCGGCGATCGGGCCTTCGCAGATTCCCATCACGATTACGGCGTGCGTGAGAGAGATGCGCATGTTCTCGACCGTACCGCCTACCAAGTCCTTGTAGTGGATCAGATTCCCGGCGACGCACGCCTGTCCGTACACGATCGGGATCGCGATCGCCGCCGCCGCACTCTGGAGCTGGATGCCCTGGAGGCTCTGATACTGCGACGCGATGTTCGTCTTCTTCCGGCGGTGAAACGGCCAGAGACTCATGAGAGCGCTCTCATTTCACAATCGCGGCGGCGGGCATAAACGGAAACGATTTATTGTGCGCGAGGTTGGCGAACTTGTTCGTGCAGGTCGGCTTGGTCTTGTCGCAGCCGGGATAGATGCTGAACGTGTCGCCGTTAGCCGGCGCGAGCGGGAACGGGAGAATGGGCCAGATCGTCTTGACGCCGGCGATATTCGCGTACTGCGACACCGTCCGAGAGAGCCCATTTAAGGCGCCGCTCGTGAACGTGATCGTTCCGAGATCGAAATAATTGCTCGCTTGCGTGAGCGCCGCAGCCAGTACCGCAGCTGCGGTGCTTCCCGCAGTGACGATGCCGGAGACGAGGAACGCCGACTTTAAGAGCGTGCAGCCCGCGTCGTAGAGCGTGTGCACGCAATAGGGTTGGAAGACGTTCCGGGGCATCATGATGTCGAGCAATTCGAGATCGCTCTTGACCGTGGCCGAGATCAGGTTCCTGGACGGCGCGACTTCGGAGACTCGGCCGGAGAACATGATGACCGTGCCAGCGCTCGTGTCGCCCCAAGCCTGCATGTGAGCCCGCTCGACCACAATCCGGGCGCCATCGAGCGCACCGGCGGCGACGGCTTGCGGCCACGGGAGCCCGCCCAAGAGCATCGAGGCGTCGACCATGATTGTCAACGTCATCGTGTCGACCGTGATCCCGACGACGAGCGTCGTCTTCGATCGCTCGAACTTTGGGCCGGTCGAGGAGAACGTGAACGTGTTGGCGACGACGTCGTAGTCGGCGTTCGTGAATCGCGTGACCGTTCCGTTCGCTTGTGTAAGCGTGAGACAATCGGCAATCAGGAATTGCGTCTTGCCATTCAGCATGGCGATCAGCCCAGCGGATGCGGCCCTCACTTTACTGAAACCAGTGTGATTTTCTTCGCTTCCCAGAGCTGGGAGAGGAAGTTGTTGAACTCTGCCTGATCGAGATCGAATCGAACGCGCCAGTAATAGGAGCCGGTCCATGTGAGAGCGGCAGCTGCTGCAGGCGCCCCGACGAAGGTTACGACCCCGGTCGCGCTGATCGAGTAGTCCGTGGTGAGCGTCTTTAGTACACCGGCGACGTAGATCGACGCGGCCCCGTTTAGATCGTAGACGTTCTCGCGGCCGGTAAAGCCGGCAGCGCCATAGTCGCGCACCAGCTGGAACGCAGTCGTGACGCCGTCGCCGGTGCCGA